TCTTGCTAGGCTCTGAGTCAGTGGGCTCTTTTGCCTTGGCTGATTCGAAGACCGCGCTATTCGCTCAGGCTCTCGGCACGTACCTCGATAGCATCTCGAGCATCATCAACAACGAGGCCATTCCCCGGCTCATGAGGCTCAACAACTTCCCAGAGGCTTGCTATCCCAAGCTCGCCTATGACGACATCGAGACGCCAGACCTTGCAGCTCTATCGAGCTCACTGGCCAGCCTAGTCGGCGCGGGTGTCCTGACCCCTGATGACAAACTCGAGGAGTGGGTGCGCGAATATGGCAACTTGCCAGCAACCGACACGATGAGCGCTCGCATGGAGCCAGAGCCCGAGGCGGATGTGCTGCAAGAGCGGATCGATCAGGTGTATGGGGAGGATGATGACGATGAGTGTTGAGGTACCAGCCCCCAAGGGTTACCACTGGATGATGAGCGAGGCTGGCCCGATTCTAATGCAGGGGCCGGCAGAGCACGAGGGCGCATCAGACGCGATGGCCTTTGATGTTGTCGATGAGCCGGTTGAGCAGGGCGCCGAGTGGGACAAAATCTATGAGGCCATACTCGAGCGCACCGGCAACAAAGAGCTCGCAGCGGCAACCGCTACGGCGCGAGTAGGTAAATCCATCGAGCCCCCAGCAGCGCCGATGCCAAAGCCGAGACCGGAGAAGAGGCGGCTTCTCTTCGTCGTGTCCACGCCGAGCAATCTAGACATCGTGCGAAAGCGTCACTTATGTGGGGCTGAGGGGCGGCTCTTCAATGAGCTATACCTTGAGCCGCTTGGATTGAGCCGAGATGATGTTGACGTGATTGATGTGGGGGAGCTGCACGAGCACGCCGATAGGCAACCGGCTGGCATTGTCGCATTGGGCAAAGCGGCCAGGCTCGCTCTCAATGGTCTCGAGGATGTGGCTCTACCTCATCCTTGGGGAGCGCGAAGAGAAGGCGGCTCTCGAGACATGCTCTCGAGAAAACTCGAGCAGGTGCGGGCAATCGTCGAGAGGCGGCCGGTCTATGTGGCTAAAGCCGACAGCGCCAAGCGCATCGTCTACGGGATTGTGCTCGACCCCTATATTGTTGATGCCCACGATGACCACCTAAGCCCGGCGGCCATCGAAGAGACGGCGCATGATTTCCTCGCCAGCTCGCGCACAATCGGGCTAGATCATAACGGGAAAATCGAGGCCAAGGTTGTCGAGTCGTGGCTTCATCCCTACCCGAGCTCAGAGGATTACAAAGCAGCGATGAACGGCGAGCCCCACAAGGCGAGAAAAACCAAGTTCGGGGACGACGTCATACACTCCGGCTCATGGATTCTAGGCGTCAAGCTCGAGCCAGAGCAGTGGGCCCAAGTGCAGGCGGGCGAATTAAACGCCTTTAGTATCGGGGGTTTCGGGACTCGAGAGGATATGAGCGCCGATGATATGCCCAGGGTACAATATATCGATGATTAATAATCATTGACGATTAGATAGAAATATAAGATAATTCAACAGACCGAGTACAGGTCCGTTCAACGCCCGAGCTCAGGGCAAATTACCAACATTCGAAAAGAGGTGCGCGATGAAAACGCGGCGCATCACTTCGCTCAAAGACGTCAAGACGCTTGAGGTGTCTCTCGTCGAGCGCGGTGCAAATTTAAAACGACGCTTTCATTTGATGAAAGCAAGAGGTGACACGATGGGCGAGATTCTCGTTGAAGTGCTCAAAGCGGAAGGCCAAAGCGAGGCCGTGCAGAAGCTCGAAAGCATGCTCAAAGAAGAAATGCCGGAAGATGCCAAGGCGGCAATCATGGCAGCGATGAAACTCCTAGAAGCATTTTCGGACATCATGCCCGTAGGCGATGCGCTCGCAGCGCTCGGCGGTGCAAGCGGCGAAGAGGTAGAGGCGGCTGAAGAAGAGCCAGCCGAAGAAGACGAAGCCGAGAAGATGGAAGAAGAAGACGACGAGCTGAAGAAGACGCTCGACAATCTCCCACCGGCAGCTCAGGCGGCAATCGATGCCATCTGGAAAGACCGCGAGGAGCTCGTTGCCAAGAGTCAGAAACTCGAGAAGGATCTAGGCGAAGAGATCGCTAAGCGCTCCCGCCGTGAGTACCTCGGCAAAGCAGAGAAGACGCTTTGCAATATTCCAGGGCATTCGCTCGATGAGGTTGTCGACCTCATGATCGAGGTGAAGGCAACCAACGAAGAGCTCGGGGCTCGAGTCGAGAAGGCTCTTGAGGCCTCAAGCGCAGCGCTCCAAGGCGGGGCTCTCTTGGTCGAGGCTGGGCGCTCTGTTCCGGATACAACCGGCGGCGACCCGTGGGCCAAGATCCAGAAAATCGCAAAATCGGAAGTTGAGAAGAGCTCAGGCGCTCTGACCATGCCGCAAGCGATTGCTAAGACAATTCAAACAAACCCAGCGCTCTACGAGGAATACAACCTCGAGCGACGAGGAGGAAACTGAGATGAGCTACGAACAAGCAGGTTCAGGAATCATCATTACTCTAGAGGCTGCGGCTGATCTGAGTAGTAATCAATACAACTTCGTAAAGCTCGACGCGAGCGGCAACGTTGTTATCTGTGACGTTGACTCGGCTGGGCAAATCCCAATCGGTGTTTTGCAAAACAAGCCCGAATCGGGACAGGCCGCCACCGTAATGATTACTGGCGTCACCAAGGTTGAGGCGGGCGTTGCGTTTAATGAGGGCGTTCTCATCGCCGCATCCGACGGAAGTTCATCAGCCGACGACGGCCAAGCAGTAGCGGCCGATGCGAGTGATTACGTGGTTGGCCAAACAATTCAAGCGGGATCCGCCGACGAATACATTACTTGTGTCGTCAACTGCGCATCTCCAACGCTTTACTAAGGGAGGGCTGATCAATGCCTATCACTACCTCAGAAGTGCATGTTGACGCCGCCTTGTCGAACGTCAGTTTGGCATACGCGCAAGAGTCAACAAGCTTCGTCTCAAATCGCGTATTCGGGACGGTCCCCGTAACCCAGCTTAGCAATAAGTATCACGTCTTCGATAAGGCTCAGTGGCTAAGAAGCGAGGCAGCTCTACGCGGCACCGGGGCACCGACTCGAGGCGGCAACTTCACTATGAGCACCGGCACGTACTCGTGTGACGAGTACGGCTTTCATATGGACGTTGACGATACGGTTGCCCGCAATGCGGATGCCGGCGTTGATATCCTGACGAGTGCAACCCAGTACGTGACTGAAAAGCTCTTGCAGAAGCGCGACCAAGTTTTTGCGGCGGCGGCTTTCACCACTAGCGTCTGGACTGGCTCAACTTCTGGCAGCGATATCACTCCAAGCACTGTCTGGAGTGCTTCGGGCGGAACCCCTATTAAGGATATTGCAGATCAGCAAGCAGCCGTTCATGCGAAGACAGGCCGTAAGCCAGGGACGTTGCTCCTCGGGAAAGACGTCTATGCTGCCTTGAAGGACTCGGACGATATCCTAGATAGGGTCAAATATACCGAGCGCGGCGTGGTAACCACCGATCTTCTCGCAGCGTTGTTTGACGTTGACGAGGTTATCGTTGCAGGCAGCATTGTTAACTCAGCGCAAGAGGGTGCCACGGCATCCTATGCGCCGGTCTTCGATGCTGATGATGCTTTGCTGATTTATAAGCCAGCCAACCCAGGTCTTTTGACCCCGGCAGCGGGCTATATGTTTCAGTTTGACGATCTGAGAACGCTTCGTTACCGCATGGACGCACACCACAGTGAGCGCATCGAGACGCTCGCGGCGTTTGATTTCAAGGTTACTGGTGCAGACCTCGGCGTGTTCTTTAGAACAGCCGTTGCTTAATGATTTTTCCAACGCGGGAAATCACGACCAATTCGGGCAAGGTGGCGGCATGGACGCCGCTACCTGATGCCCGCAATTGGCCGGCGTTTAGACGAATGATTTTAGCGGGTACGCTTGTAGAGGTGCCCGATCATTTGCTTTCGGCTGATTTGAAACCAAAGCGCAAGCGGGGGCGACCACGCAAAAGGGTTGAGTAATGAGTTGGTCATACAGCGACAGCCTCGGGTCAGATCGCGATATCTTGCGATTTCGCATCGGGGATGTCGATACAAACGACCAGCTTTTGAGCAACGAATTGCTCGACGCGCTTTTAGTTACTCGAGGAGACCCTACGCTAGCCGCTATCGATGCGGTTGAGGGTATCCTCGCGAAGTTTGCTCGAGAGATTGACCGTGGGGCCCTAGGGCTCGGCGGCTCTCGCTCGCAGAAAACTCAATTTTATAGAGACCTGCTCAAAGAGCTCAGGGCCGAAGCGGCTCGGGGCGATACGGGCGCGTTTTTCGGTGGGGGTTCGGTCTCGGCAAAAGAGACCATCCAAGACGACTCAGATAATCCCCTCACTCCCTTCCGGATCAAGCAATTCGACAATCCGGGGTGCTGAGATGGCTCAGGATTTCAAGCTCAAGATAGATAGTGGCATCAAGGATTTCGCCGAGGGCTTTGTTGCGCAGCTCGGTCCCGTGATGACGATGGCAATGCTGCACGTGGGTGAACAGATGAGGGAATCACTCGCGGAGTCAACAATACAAATTTTGAGCAAGCACCCCAAGGGGCGACTTGCTGCGAGCTGGACCCCTGGGCCCGTCAAGACAGCGGCGGGCAAATGGACAATCAATGTTACGTCGGCGCTTCCCTACGCGATGATCCACGAGACCGGCGGCGTGATTCGGCCCAAGCGCGTCAAGGCGCTGGCTATTCCAGATCGAAATTATGGCCCAATTATCCGAAACAATGCGCCAATAGCCCCTCGAGACTTTGACCCGGGGCGGACAAAGCTAAAATTTAAGCCCGTGAGAAATCCCGGGCGGGTGCGTGGTCTGCTTGTGGATGTAAACACAGAAGAGCGCGCTTATACGCTCGTGGCTCATTCGAGGATCTACCCCACTAGCTATATTTCAAAAGCCGTCGACACAGCCCTGCCAGAGATTGAGCTCGTGATTGAGGGCGTTCTAGAGGCTGCGAAAATAGCAGCGGCAAGGGGCGCCTAATGGGAACCCCGGCGCGCAAATCGATTCTCGAGAATCTACAAACGACCTTTGAAACCGTCACCACTGGCAACGGCTATAAGACCACGGTTGACACTGTGCAGGCTCTGGCTCGAGGCTACTTCGACGTGAAGAGCGGCGAGCGTCCATTTATTGGATACGTGCCGGGCGTTGAGACCGTACAGCACCAGCCCAGTAACATGATCTATTGCACGCTGGCCATCAGCGTCATCGGTCACGTTTCAGGCACGTCGCTATCTGACAGACAATCAAAGCTAAACAACTTGGTAGATGATTTGATTGCGGTTCTCAATGCGGACACAACTCGAGGCTCTAACGCTATCAGTACAACGGTTACCCAATTCGAGACAGACGAGGGAGACCCCGACGCACACGGGGACGGCTCGGTCTTGATGCAGGTGCAAATCAAGTACGTTCGAAACACGAGCTCTAGCTAGGGGATGTGATGAAGATACGATTTCTACGAAGCGGTCAAACGGTCCTGAATGGCAAGCACGTAACCGGCAGCGATATCTGCACCGTCAATAAGTCAGCGGGTAAAGCGCTAATTGATAGCGGCGAGTGGGAGGCCGTGAGCGAGCCAGAAGAATCCCAAAAACAAAACGACGATGAGGAGCAATAGACATGGGCGCATCAACAGACCACGCACTCGGTAGAAGTACCAACTTTTATGTAGACGAAGAGGCCGCCTTCAAAGACGGTTTCGGCACAGCCGCACAAGTTGAGTTCGCAGCAGGCGAGCGGGTGGAGTTTGTCAGCAGCTCGATGGAATTTAGTATCGAGCGCATT